CCCAATTATACGACCATAAAGTTGGTAAACTTGTCTAATAATAGATAAGCCCAATCAAACAATATGGAAAGTATTGGCTAGAGCTTACACTAATTCCAGACTTACTCAGCCTGTTCTCAGGCAGGTCCTCTTTTGGTTATTAAGGACTCAGACTACCTGATAAATTAATACAAGTCCCGTTCCGCCACTACTTAACTTTGAGAGAAAAACTAGTATCTCTCCGACGACCCAATGAACTTCTAACAATAAACTTGATAGGAGCCAATGGGCTATCTTTGAGAACACGAGTTTTCTCCTGCAAGACTTTTGCCCTACTTCGAGGAACTAATGCCTGAAGCTCCTGATAACGATCAAGAGTTTCAGCCATTAGTAGAACCTCCTCTAAAGGTAAAATCTCACTAGGTTTCTTAAACCCAGTAAGAGTTTTACCTAAAGAGACACTAATCCTTCCCAACTTACGTTGTAAAGAATTAGTTAAAGTTCTCTTCAGATAGTAGATAGCCTCCTCCGCGGACCCCTCAGGCAAATCAAAATTTGTCCAAGTGGTACAAGAAAGAGCACTATCACTAAATGAATCCCCCAGAGCAGGAACAAGAGCTCGCAACATATCCACAACCAGTTGTTGAGGATCCGTTAAAACCTTAAGTTGCCGCTTTTCAACAGCGACTAAACGCTGAAGGAAAGCAGTAACCCTTCTTGTGATTGGTCTTTTCAGGCTAATCACATCCATCATCCAAGCCGCGTTCACACGTGGGTCGGACTGAGGAGTCAAAGGAACACCGGCAATTATCTTTCCAAGAAGGCCTTCCATGTAATCCTTACGGACTGCATTTAAGACATTTTTGTAAAGTAATCTACCAGTAGTTTCCCCTGACAGCAAGGCTTTTAACAAGATCTCATAACTGATTGCCCCGGAATTTGCAAACATCGCAAGCAACGCCACTATTGAAAAACTATCAACACTATCCGATGAAGGATGGAATTGATTAGGTTTCAATATATGACGGATTTGCCGGATAGGGAAAGAGCTAATAATGCCTTTCTGAATTAAAGAAAAGACAATGTTAACTCTACCCATCAGGCTAGCCTGTGACATAAACATCTTCCATGAAATAGCTGATACATTCTGTCCATAGGAACCAGTCACTTTCGCGAACTCAAATGAACAATTCCTTGCAACAACGGATTTTGACACATTTATAGGAACACCAATACCTGCCATAACAAGCAAGTATTGATGAGCTACAGATGCATCAAAAATCACGATATCATCACCCAAAAGCTCATAATTGCTGTACCAAAGACCTGGTCGTGAAAGACCAGCTCGATGAGCAGCAATCTGAACTAAAAAGTGATGAGTCACTGCCAACATAGCCCACGACGATAACGCTCCCATTGGTTGTCCAACAGCATAACGCACCGTATGTGTACCATATTTTTCATGACAGAGTGTATAGTCCCGATCTACCAACAAAGCACGTCAAGCCTCCGCTGCCTCTGCTCCTAACAGAGTAGACAGAATAACGACTTGAATACTAATTGGCAACCGATCGGTGGCCGCTGAAAGGTCGTAACCAAATGAACAACCGGCCACTTTTGATTTTTCAAAACATCTTTTCACGGATGCATGTTGATCAAAAGTACCGTCATTAGGTAACGATCTTAAAAAGGAAAATAAGTAGTGATGTAATGGAGATAAAATAGACTGAGTCCAAATATCTACCATCGCAAACACTCTTACCTTCCCCGCAGCCTCTTCCTTGATCGAGAGTTGTCCGATAGGAAATGGACTTGCAGTACACTTGTACCACAAGTTCGAAATCCCATCAGGATACTCTTTCTCTACTACTTTTCAAAAATCACGTAAATAACTAGCCAGTTCTAGCATTTCGGTACCCTTGAATTTTCGTAAAAGGACTTCGGCAGGACCTCATAAACCTTTCTTCTCCAGATAGAAGTAGTCATTTATAAGTCCAGCCCAAGACACCTTATGAGAAGGACTTGCAGTTTCCAATAGCAGGATTTCAGGAGTTTTTCAAGTACCCTTGAAACCAGAGAAAGAATTCGAAGCAAAAGCTTCAAGTTCCTTTCCGATTTCAAAGAGATACTCGGAAGAACCACTAAAATGATCCGTGATCGTACTAAGTTTCAATTTCCCAGGTACAGAGATAACACGATAGACGCTGAAGATTGTTAATCATCAGCGAATAACAGTTACCTTTCCCTGTGAAATCAAACGGCGATCTCCAACCGGAATAATCCGAGGGAGACCACTATGACTTAAACGAGGCAACGGAAGATCAGGTTGAAGATCCCGAAGGGATTCAATCCGATCTGCTGCTATCTTCTTTTGCAGAGCTAATTGACATGCTTTAAGATAAGCAACGGTAGTAGGCCCTCCATGATGACGATTCATATGGAGTACATACTTACCAAAATTGTGTAATTGAACAAGTCTATTAGTAAACTTCACTTTCCGAGAAGAAGAGCACGCCAATAGGCGTCAACCCAACTTCTTGAAAAGTGCTGGTAACTCAAAAGAATTACCCAGTGATATCAACTGTTCAGTAATCGCATAATCGGAAAAACTCTTGAGCAAGGAATGGAAATAAATTTCTGTTCTTTTTTTCATAAGTTTTTCTAAATGTTTTATGGACGGGTCACGCTATACTCTAGCGCTCGCACCTCGGATCAAGGAAAACCTTGTCCTCTCATGAAGCAACGACTAAGCGACTAAGACAATCTGCGCTGTTCTCCGAAGAGGACGCCAGACAACAAAGTCACTGAAACTCCTACTATAAAAAATGTACTCCCGATAAAGGGACCACATTTTTAGCAATAGTAGTGGTTGTTAATATCACACACAACATTACCTAAATACCGAGAACAGATCACCCCGAAAGGGACCTGACCGGATTTACATAATATGGCGGACATTAACTTGTCACCCATATAACCCGAAGAAGCTCAGTAACTGTAATTACTGGGACTTCTGAGGAAAGAAGGGTTTCTGGCTGACTTTCAGCCAGGGTTCCCAACACC